GTTCTTGCTGTCCATGCCGGGATCGCCCTGGCTGGTCGCGGGCTGCGCCCGGCCGCCGCCGCTCTGGGATTGCTGCCCCTGCCCATCTTGATAGGTCGTGTGCGTATGCTTTAGCTTTACCGGGTCGGTTTCCATACTCGAGTATTGCTCCGGCGATTGCGTAGAAGTCGGATCCGGTGGATCGCCGCCGCCGCCTTGCCCGCCTTGCCCGCCGCCGCCGCTTTGTCCGCCTTGCTGTTGCTGGAAATGGGTGATGGTCGTGATGCCTTGGGGGTCGATCTTCATCTTGTAGGTTTGGGGCTGAAGCGGAGGCGCATTCTTAAGCGGCGAGTTTTGCCCGCCGCCGCCGCCGCCACCCCCGCTGCCGCCGCCTTGCCCGCCCTGGCCGCCCTGTTGCCCGCCCTGGTTCTGATCGGATTGCTTCGAGGTCTTGCCGTAAATATGAATGCTCCCGTCCTTCTTATAAAACATGCGCGCCCCGAGCGAATGCATGAACAGCATCTCGCCGGACTCGACCTGGGGCGGCGTATCGACTTTGGAATGCAGGCTCTTGACGATCCTGCCGCTGCTCAGGTCGCCTTGATGATAGGCGACAGTGACTTGGTCGCCCTGATATTGCCCTTGCTGCTGGCCGCCCTGACCGCCGCCGCCATTGCCGCCGCCGCCGTTGCCGCCGCCCGGGCCGCCCTGGCTTTGCTGGTCCTGGATTCCTTTGCCGGTGCCAGGGCTGAGGCCGCGCAGGATGCCCCAACCGTTGCCCATGTGGCCATCTTCGATCGGCAGCCAGCCGGACTCCTCGCCATCGGGCTGGAAGGTCACTTTGGCTAGGTGCTTCTTCGGATCGTAGCTGGTCACCAAGCCGTGACGTTCATTCGTGCGGCCGGTCAGCCCTCTCTCTTGATTGCGAAATTGATAATTTTGAACGCTCATCCCTATCCTCCAGAACCGGGCTCGCCAAGAGGACCGCCGGTGCCGCTCTCTTCCGTTCCGCCTGCTCCGCCTACAACTACAGCGCCGCCTAATCCGCCTTGGTTGCCCCTTGCCGTGATGGTCATCTTGTGGCCCGACATCCCAAAGGTATGATGAATTTGATCGATAAGATACACCCCGTCGAAGACGGTGTCGCCGGAGACGGCCAGCCCGGAATCTTGGGTGACGGTCACGTCGCCGACGCAATGCGCATTCACCGTGATCCTATGACGGGCGATCTCGTTAGCTTTGGCTTGCGCATATTTCTGAGCTTGGTCTTGTACTAAAGTCGGCAAGGTGAATTCGTACTGAACTTCGGTGCCGCAGCCGCCAGCTATCGCTTCAGCTACGACGCTATTCTTCTCTTCCTCATGCCAGCTTTTGATGAAGACATGGATGGTCTTGCTGGCCTGAACATTGCGCTCTTCAGAAATTTGAAAAGCATCTGAAATTTCAGGCGGTCCAGCCTTATAGTTTACCGAAAAGCCCCCGCTCGGCTGCGGATCGATTTCGTAATGCAGGACGCTGTTTACATCCACGAACCAACGGGCGTTATCCAATTCGGCGCACTTCGAGATGATCGCGGCGTAAGACATGCCCTCTTCGACGGCGACATAATTTTCATCGATCTTCTTGCCGAACATGGTTCCGCCGCCGCCGGTGATGACGACGCCGAGCCCGACTTCGCCAGCAAGCTTTTGCACGACTTGCACCGTCGTCATATCCGGGAGCGTGCCATGCCATTTCTTATTGTGCAGCCTGACCGAATTATCCCGGCCGGACACGACAATGGTGCCGTTTTGCCCGTAATTGAACGTCGCGGAATCGGCTTCGCCCATCACCAGCGGCGCAGTCTTGCCGTTAGATTGCACAATGACGCCGCTCTGGTTGTCGCAAAGCGCTGCGCATGCGGCCTGGGCACCGGGATAATTGATCGGGATCGTCGCGCTGAAATGCGAGCTTTGTCGCGTGCCGTTCATGACCGCCGATCCCTGGATGACAGGAAAGAGCTTGCCGTTGACGCTTAGCCAAGCGCGATGCGGGTTGACGCCTGTTTGGGTAGCCACCGCATCACCTTGACGTTGTTCTTATGCCGCCGGTCGCCGACGTTTGGGCCGTGGCGAGATCCGCGGCTATCAATGCGCCAGTCGCGGCGGCCGGCGCTCCGCCTATCGTAGCGCCTACGAGCCCGCCAGCGGCTGTGGTCAATTCCACCCCAGCGCCAACCCCGGCGGTCGGCGGCACGAACGGCGTGACGCCGCTGACAGGACCAAGATACGGATTGATGGCGACCGTGCAGCTTATCTCATACTCGATCCATTGCGGATAGCGGCGAATGTTAGCTTTGAAGTGCTTGATGACCACCTTGCGCGTCATGCCGGCATAGGTCAGCGTCACCTGCTGCCCGGCCCCGCGCAAAGCGTCGAGCTGCTGGCAGTTGTAGAGCGCGTTCGGGGTGAAGAAAAAGCCGTTCCACGAAATATCGTCTTCATCCGGCCCAAGCGTGTCGATGACGCGGCTGCCGCCCGGAAGCTTATGCACGATCATCGCCTGCTGCCCGCCGAACGGCATGTGGCTAGGCACGCAATAATCGTAATTTTGAAAAGTAATTCCGGCTAAGATGAGTTGATCGTCGGCCATTAGACAAGTCCTGAGGCGGAATCAGGCGGCGTATATCCAGCTCTACCATCGAACATCGGAGCTTGGCGAGGGTGCTGAAGGTCGGCCATGGAATATTGATGCACGGCGTTCGCCACGGCTTGTCCGTCCAGATAAATGACGTTGTTGATCTGTACGGTGCCTCCGCCGCCTCCGCTGGGCTCCCAACTTTGCCTATGCAAAAGGCCGCCGCCGGTTGGTCCGGCTTGCGGCAGCATGCGCCCGAAATCGAACGGCAGCGATGTCGTTGGAGGCAGCGGCGTGCTCGTGCCTGGAATCGATATTCCTGTCGATGGCGAAACCGGAGGAATGCCTGAGATGCCGCTGCGCCAATCCTTCAGCGATGGCGGCGGCCCTTGCGGAATTGGCTCCATCCATGGCGGCACCCCGCCGCCCATTCCGGGCGGGAGTCGCCAGCCCGGCGGCAACCCAGGCATCGATAAAGGCGGCGCTACCGGCTGCAATCCGCCCGCTCCGAAAAGCGGTCCCCTTCGCTCATCATGCCATGGCGTGATCGCCGGAATACTAAACCCAAGGCTTCGCAGCGCATTAGCGATCGGAATTTCAACCGCCCTTACGACCTTGTGGCTGAAATCGGAAAAGATAGTCAAAACCTGTTCCAGCCCAGCCGAAGCGTGCCTGCCAATATCGGCAAGCCCGGCAAGCCCGATCTTCAGCTTCTCGAATCCATCGGCAGCCAACGCCCTTATTTCTGGCGACGCCGCAGCGGCAGCCGTGCCAAGTCCAATAATAAGACCAGGAAGACCAGCGAAAGCGGCGAGGCGAATAATAGAAGCAGCCCCTAGCCCAGCCGCCAAGCCGAGCAAAGCATCACCAATAGCCGCAATGGTTTTTGGATCGACCTTTTGCACTTTTTCGCCAAGGCTTTGGATAGCGTCGGCCGCTTCCCTAAGAAGAGCGACCAATGTTGGATTAAAGGCTACGCCAATAGATTTCCAAAGATTCGCCCATTCGGTTTTAAGGCGATCCATTTGAAAGGTAGGGCTCTCTTGCGCAATGGCGAAGCCCTCCTCGATTCCAGCCGCGCGCCTTCGCGCCCGAATTTCCCGCTCTATCGGAGCCATCGCCCCGAGTCGCCCGCGCCCCATCAAGGTCATGGCGATCGCCGGATCGGCGGCGGCGCGCGTTCCGTATAGCCTGCTTAGAGTCGCGATAATGGCTTGAAGAGAAGTCGTGCCTTGAGCTTTCAAAGCTGGCCATAAGACTCTTTGCACCCATTCGTAGGGATTCTCTTCATAAAGCTGCTCTTGGGCGAGATGCCCTCTCTGAAAGCGCCCTCTCGCTCCCTCAAGAATCCCAAGCTCCTTAGCGACTTGAGCTGACTGACGAGTTAGCGTGCCCTGAATGTTCTTGGTGAACATCGACATTAAAGCAGCGCCAGGACCAGCTTGCCCGCCGCGCCCCATGCCACCGAAGCTCTGAATGAGATACGGCAGCACCGTCGTCACAAATGGATCTGGATATTTTTTCGGATCCAAAGCTTCCGGCGACATCCACGCATAGCGCGCCGCCCGGCCATACAGAACGTTCTGACCAATTTGCGCCGGAAGCACAGCTCCTTTTGAAGCAGCGATGCCTTGGGTAATCTGCTCAAGAAATAGCGCCAGATCTTTCTCGCGCCCCGCCCCTAACATCCCGGATTCTTCTAGAATCTTCTTAATGGGATCCAGTAGCCCTTCGCGCTCCTTGCCGGTGACGAAGCTAATGAAAGTCTCCATTTTGGAGAGCTTCATAGCTAATTCACGAGCAGCTTTAGTCGCTTCAGGATCCCCGCCCATGAAATAGCCGGTCTTGCCCATTTCGGACAAAACCTGCTCGACCGGCTGGCCGGTTTTAGCTGATATTCTCCAGGCTTCCTGCAAGTTTTTTTGAATATCGGCTGCTTTTTGCCCTTGCGCCTGCATGCGCAGCAACTCGTCAGTAACCTTGTTCGCGGACTTGGCTACATCGACGAATCCCTTAATAAGAATTCCTGACGTAAGCAGCCCGATAAGTGGCTTAAGCGCCCCATGCCACCTATGAAAAGCAGCCTCGACTTCCCTTTGCTGGGTTCGGATGCCAAGCATGGCGCGCGAAACGCGCGCCAGCGCGCTGACGATGTCGCCAACCAAGAGCAGTTCAACGGCAACTCTATAGTCAGCCATCCCGCATCATCACTTGTAATGAAACACTCGCTGCTTTGCTGGCAAATTCGCTAAATCCTTTTCGAATTCGCCCATGACCGAAGGCAGAAGATGGAAGCATCCTTGTGAAGAATACATGCCGCCCCGATGAAAGAACAGCCCGCCGCCGCCACCGCGATATTGCGGACCAGTCAAATGGTAGGATGAACCGTGCAGCTTCGGGTGAAATTCGCGCGGCCCGATTCGATAATCGCCATGCGGAACGTGAACCCCGCCCGGCGCGCCGCCGGTCACGCTGGAATAGCGATGGCCGCCGACATCGAGGTATCCATGAACTGCGCCCGATGGATCCCGCCTTGTCGTTGTAAAGGTGACGCCGCCGCCAGCCGCTTGCGGGGATGAACCAATTAGGCGTTCTGTTCTAGGCGCGCCAATGCCGCCGCCCTTGCCGCCGCTCACTGCGCCGCCAACAACGCCGCCGCCAGCGCCACCTGCCGCGCCAGCCGCGCCTTCACCAGCCCCAAGTCTCCGGCTTATTTCGAAGTGCATCGGATCCTTGCGCCCGCGCCATTCCCCACCCCAGCTTAGCCCCCATTTCCGAGCTAACCCGGAAGTTTCTGAAGGCATATTGGTTCTGGAGGACCCGAATGGATTATGAGCCGCATCGATATCGATCGCCGTGCCGTAAGCATGCTGCGAAAGGCCGCCACCGCCGCGCTTTGTTCGATAATTCCAGCCGCCGCTACTTGTCGCGCGATATCCTGTCGCTTCCAAGTCCTTCAAGAATCCAGAAAATTGCCTAGCCGCCGCCGGGGCTACCTGCCATGTCGCGCCGCTGGGGCTTTTGATTTGAACCGTACCGCCGCCCGATCGAATCGGCTGAAAGCCTAACCTAGCTGCTTGATTCGCTGGCAATGCGCCGCCTGGCCCTAAAGTGGCGAGACTGGAATCTCCGCCGCCTTGTTTGCCCACCTGCCCATACCATTTTTTCCAGCCCTGTCCTCTGCTCTCGCCAACAAAGGTTTCTCCGCCAGCCCTAAAGCGGACGCCGCCCGGAAACATGCCTTGCCTTATTCGATTTTCGACAAACTGGCCAGATGCGTTGCCGGTCGCGTAATTGCTGATGTTGGACCCGGCAAGGACCGCATCGAGCTGTTTTTCAAGCGCGGCGCGCCGCCGCGGATCGGCGACCGCAGCTTGCCCACGATGAATCCCGCTCGCTTTGGCGTCGTAATAACCGCGGTCGCCGCGACGCCAAGTAAACTGCGCTTCTTCCGATAGGGGTTTACCGGACATTAAAGCGCGATTCATCATGGACTCCATGACGGCTTGCTGCGCCCGTGGATCGTTATTCTCGTTGGCGGCGATGGTCATAACTCGTTTGCGAAGCTCTGGGTTGTTCTCCAGCTCCTTTCGCATCCTGGATCGATCGATGCCGCCCCCGCCCGCGCCGCCGCCCCCAGCCGGATATGCGCCAGGATGGAATCCAGGATGCGTGTCATGGAAAGGAGTCATGCCGCGCCCCGGCGCTTGCGGGAAGCGCCGCCCCGCCCACGCGCCAGGACGCTGCGTCGAGTGCCACGGCGTCCTAGCCCTGGCTAGCGCAGGAGCCGCCGCACCGCCATCCACGCCACCGCCAGGACCGCCATAGGGACCCTGCATGCCTTGGTGACTGCCGACGCCAGCAGCAGCTCCGCGACCGCCTACTGCCGCTCCTCCGGCCGCTGCCTGTCCTAAAGTCTCGCCGCCAACCATGCTCGGCAACGCCCCGCCCGCCGCTCCTCCCACTGCTGCTCCAGCATCCATGCCTCCCATGCCGCCGCCAGGACCGGCATCGGTCGGCATGTAAGCGGCGCTAGCCTCCCCTGGTTTACCAAGCCAGGAAACCCATTGTCCGATCTGTGTCATCTCGATGATCTGAACGCTATGATTACGCGGTTGCCTCGGATTCGGAAAACGGATCGCGGCCGGGCCGGTCTGAGCTTGGGGCGGCGGCGCGGCTGGCGACGGCGCTGACGGGGCTGGGGCTGGCGCTGGTTTTGGTGCTGCGCCCAATTGACCAGTTCTGGCCAATGTTTGCACCATCTGCATATGCTCGGCACCCTTGAGATAAGGAATGTCCGTCGTCGGAATGCCGGGAATAGCCCCCTTTGTTTCCGGGGAGCCAACTAAAATCGCTTCCTTAATGTGCTGCCTGACATCGGCAGAAGTCTTCGGATCCTGCAAAAGCCGCCGCAGCTCGTTGCCGCCGCGGGAGAATCCAAAAACACCGCTTATCGACTTGTCTGACAGAGACTTGAGAAGAGCTTCCCTTCCGCGCCCACTCGAAACGGCTTCAATGCCGCCATATCCGCGCGATTGCGCGATTTTAAGAGCTGACGACTCAAGCTCGGATTTCTTTACGCCGCCATAGCGATTCTCCATGCCATGGACGAACAGCATCTTTTTGGAGTCGTCAGGCACCTAGCTTTACCTGAGACGGCTGTTCATGTGGGTAATGGAAGTAAGGACGTTGCCGGAAGCGAGAGTCCCCACCAACACTTCGCCAAAATAGACCGCCATGAGATGTGCGATCTCTTTGCCATGATGATCAATGGTGCCGCCGATGACCGGCCGCGGCGGTATGTGCTTAGTGCCATATTCATGAAATCTAATTTTCGGATCCGAAAAGCCGATGACGATATGATTGCCTACAATTTGATAGCTGCCGGAGTCGCGCATTTCGCCGGTTTCAAGCAACGGAGTGTCGCCGCGACTTTTATGGGCGACAGTGCTTTCAGCCAGCGGCTGCCAGCCATATTCGTAAGTTCCGATAGCCGCCTGAGCCCTTTTTAAAAATTCCTTGCCGCCCGCTTCCAAGGCGGCTTTCTCTATGACTTTAGCGCCATGCCAAAGCACCGTGAACTTCGCTACTGCGCCAACAAGATTATCGAAGATCATTTATTCACCGGGACGCTTGACGTAATTCATCTGGTCCCAATCCCATTCAAGCCCGCCATTATGGAACTGCCCGAACACAATCGAGTGGGCCAGCAACTCCCATTCTTCCATTAAAAGCACTTGTTCGAAAGGGATCCCGTTAAAGACGAGCCAACGGGTCACTCTGAACCAGGGATCCCCAACAAGTTTTTTGCTTTATCGAGGGGCTCGCCCTCATCGGCGTCCGCTTCAAGGATGCGCGAAACGGCGCGCCCTGCGGCTCTCATCCCTTCTATATCGAGCCGATCCAAAACAGCATCCAGCTCGGGGCGATTGCGGGCGAACGGAATAGGCGCGTTGTTGATCTCGCACACCATCGCGACGATGAAATACGGCGACCGCTGCGCAATGAGTTGCGTTACGCCTGTTTCTGGATTTTGCATTTCATCCAGCCCGGTAAGGTCCGGCGTCATTGCAGTTAATCGATTTTGTTCGGATAGCTTAAGCCGACGCACGCCAATGATTCGACCAAGTTCGTCAGCTTCGCGCTCAATATGGGAATACCTAGCCCGGCGGAATTCAAGCTCATCTTGGACACTGGAAATCTGCGGCGGGTTTTGGGGTTCCTCGGCTTGTGGGTGGCGGCCTTTTGTTACCATTGCCTCACGCTAAACGTCTCATGTCTGACGCCATTCCTTCGAGGCGCTGGGTGATGATGCGCTCGCGCGTGATATCGCCTAGATCGACGGGAAAGATGACGAAGTTGGTGTACTGAAACCGACTGACGCTCCCATCCGGGTTGTTGATAGTCTTATTTAGGAAGCCCGGCTTTATCACCTGCCCTTGGTTGAATTGTGTCGAGAAATTCACGAACAGCGCCTCCAGCGCTTCACCCGTTCGAACGATGGTGAATGTGACATGGAAGCCATCGGGAACATACCCATACCGCGGCACTTGGTTGTAGGGCATGTTCTTGAGGTCGTGCTTGAGCGCTGTCAACTTCACGTCTTGGATATCGCCAAAATCCTGAAGGTTTCCGGTTGCTCCGCTGAAGTAAGAAAGGCTGTAATCAGCCCCAACGTTGAAGCCGTTTATCGGCATAGCTCAAGGTCCTAAGTTGATGCCAAGTCCACTACCTTGGTCTCTTCGCTGAATTGGCGGATGCCATCGCTTGTCGAAAAGCAGCCGCCGAAGATCTTCATGGTGAATTTGTTCGCCATGCTTAAGGGGTCACTAATTGCTGCGGGGTAGGAGCTGTATTTTGGACTGTTACTGTTACGTTCCCGCCGCCCATGAACTTGACCACAAAGTATCTAACTACATTGAGATAGCGCACCTGCCAATACAAGAACAGGTAGCCAAGCGCTTGCAGATTCGGCGGATTGTTGTTGAGGTCGCATTGCACGGCCCATTGGTCGATCATGCCTTGCCCGCCAATTCCGAGCCCGACTTGCGGCGCGGCGAGCTGGGCGCTAAAGCCGTCGAAAAGAGCCTTGGCGCGTTGCCGGGTCAAATCGTTCGGCTGGATGCTTTGAAGCTGCCCGACGATCGCCCCGGCCGCCTTGCTCTTCGCTGTCCGCATGAGGAAGTTAGTCATGCGGGTATACTCGATGCCGTTCGCCGCCGTGTTAGAGCTGCC